ACACAAAGACGGTACTAAAATTTAATGAGCAATATTATAAAAGTGCTTGCGTTTCTTAAAGGAGCTGAAGCTGCTTTTGAACTCCTGTCAATTTCAAAAACAGGAAACTCAATGGATTGCTTCACTAGCTCTACTACAGCTGCCCAGCTGACCCATTACTGGGAGGATGTTCTGGGCAGGCTGGCAGATGATGTGCTATCGTGCAAAGTAGATGGGGTTCATTCTCCTATGTCCAAGCACGAAGTTCACAGGAAGATAAAGGATCTACATGACAAGAAAGGTGACAATGTCCTGGCTTGTCTAAACAAAAATGGTGAGGACATTGAGCTCTCTAATGATCTGCAGACAGACACTATTTCGACTCCGGCCTTGATCACCTGTGATCAGAGGAGAGATTTCATAAGGGAGCTCATAAACACTGGGACTCCAAAGCCAAAGACAAAGCCTCCAAGATATACAAGTGAGGAACTTGAAGAGAAGATCTCTGAGGCTGTGAGAGAGGCCCAGGAGGTCGCAAACACTGAAAAGCTGAAAGCTCTTGAGTCACTAAGGAAGGAGCTTGAGGCTTCAAGGGATGAGCATCGTGCAAGACTCAATGAACTAAATCAGCAAAAGTCAGACTTTGCTGAGGAGGTTAGCAGGCTCAAGGAAGAAATGAAAGTGATTAGAGAGAGAAAGGAAGAATCAACCAAAGCAGCAATGGCCAAAGAACAGCTTATAAAGATGCTTGAGGAAGAAAATGCTAGGCTTACAGAAGAATCAAAGAAAGAGGTCCACAGCCTAAAGCAGGGGGAGAGAGAATTGAAGCATATCAATAGTGAGATAACTAGAGAGATTGAGAATCTTCGTAAGTTGCTTAGCATGAAAGAAGTGGAGATAGAAGGCATCTTGAAAACCAAAGAATTGAGCAAAGAAAAGGCAGGAGAGATTAATCACTTCAAAGAAGAGCTTGAGAAGAAAATGATTGAAAATAAAAGAATCCATGATGAAATGGAGGAGGCTAGAGCCATTGCTGCTCAGAAAGATGAGGAAATTCAGAGGCTGAGAGAGCAGATAGAAGAAGAAAGAAAGACGAGGATCAAGGCCACTAAAAGGCCTAGCATCTCAACATCAACAATCAGCAGCCTAATCCTGCTGAGCACCGCTCTGGGAGTTGCTTCAGCTGCTGGATTGAATGAGAATCAGAATCCAGATCCTCACCTTAAGAATAGGCCAGGATCTGGAAAATACAGTGTGGATGGCATCACTGATGCAAAGTGCAATCAAATAGACTATCCAACCTCATGCCCAGGATTCACCCTACTATCAGACATGGTCAGATTTCCTTTCTTCAATTCACATGCACATCATCGCAGCATAATTGAAGCAATGCATGACAACATAATAGAGAAGGACAATTCTAAGGTCTGCACAATAAATGATTCTAATACTCCAGCAACTTGCATTGGAGATCTGCACAGCTTCAATGTGAAGTGTCCAGAGAATATCAGGGGTGTCCATTATATCACAACTGAAGGGAAGTATGCTAGTATAACCTGCAAAGAGGGCCATGAGATATCAGAGAACTGTAGGTTTTGTGTTAAGTTGAAAAACTCTGGGTCGTTGACATCAGCATCAATGCCTTTACAAGATGCAGTATGCCAAATTTCCAATACACAGTACAGAGGCCCCATTATGAAGTTGAAGGGAGTCTGTAGCATTGGAAATAAGGTCTATAAGAAATGCATAAACAATAGACAAAGTTATGAGAAAGTCCCATTTGTGGTTCTCAAAGGGAAAGGAAAGCAGTACCTAGACACACTGGTGCTGAGGAATAAGGAGCAACATGCTGCAAATGCTTTCTTATGCCATACATACAATAGAATCATAGGTGAGACAGGGAGTATTGACACTAATGATAAGGTTTTGAAAAGGGTTAAGGTCAGCGAGTGCAAGATTGTGGACACAACAAAATCTAAGAAATGCACAGGAGACGCAGTTTTCTGCAATCACTACAACTGTGTTAAAGATTTTGCTGAAGCATACTGCACAGTGTCACCAGGAGCAGGGCCAATTGAAGTGATGTACAGTGGTTCCTGGATCATGCCAGTCTGCGTTGGATATGAGATGACAACAGTGATCAGGGAGACTGAGCCAAGGAGGGATACCTCTAGCACAGATTGCCTTACATGTGTGACAGAGTGTTCCAAAGATGATATTGTTATCAGGTCAACAGGATTTGGGATAACCTCAGCGGTTGCTTGCTCACATGGTTCATGTGTCAGCACAACTCAGAAGGCTAGCACTGAGATTAGAGTTAGGTATCCTGGATTAACTGCTTCTACAGGTGGTAGCATTGGCATTCATCTGTCTCATGATGACCCAACAACTAACACTCATGTTGTTGTCAACTGCCCACCAAGAGATCCATGCCTGGTACACAACTGCATCATCTGCACTCATGGATTGATCAACTATCAGTGCCATACTGCCGTTAGTGCCTTTGTGGTCATTCTGCTTTTAACATCCAGCTCAATTGTTGGGCTTTACATCATGTACAGGATTCTTAGGCTTCTGAAGATCATTCCAAAGAAAGCTATTTCCCCTCTGAGTTGGATATATTATCTATTTCTATGGGTGGTGAGGAAACTGAAGAGAGGATGGAGCAGGCAATTAGAGAATATTAATAGAGAAATTGGTTGGAATGACCCTGAGCTTGGGGTAGTTAGGCCTCAAAGGAGAGCACCAATTCCCAGATATGCTTTCAAGATAGGGCTGCTTTTGTCATTACTAACCCTTGTCTCTCCATGCTCTGAGACTGTCGTTGCAAGCAGTAAAATTACAAAATGCTCCACAATTGATGGAAAGATGGTCTGCACATACTCTGGGACTGTCACACTAAGAGCAGGGTCAATTGGATCAGAAAGCTGTTTGATTCTTAGAGGGCCATCAGGAGAGACTAAGAAGTACATTTCAATAAAGACAGTTGCCAGTGAGCTGACCTGCAGAGAAGGCCAGACCTACTGGACTGGCCAGTTCAGTCCTAAGTGTTTAAGTTCTAGAAGGTGCCATCTCGTTGCTGAGTGTAAGAAGACGCGCTGCCTCCAATGGAGGGATGATGAGTTGTCAAATGAATTCTCAGGAATGGGAAACAATTCAGTCATGAATGAAAATAAATGTTTTGAGCAGAGCGGGGGCATAGGCTATGGTTGCTTCAATCTGAACCCTTCTTGTCTCTTTGTCCATGCTTATTTCAAAAGCACAAAAGCTGAGGGGCTCAAGGTGTTCACATGTGTAGACTGGGTCCATAGGATCAAGTTTGATGTCAAAAATCCTGCAGGAAATAAAGAAACCATTATTATGGGGAGCATGAGCACAAGGTTTATGGAGTGGGGCTCGATGACTTTGGGCTTGGATGCTGAGTCCATTTCAGGGAGCAATAGCTTCAGCTTTATGAGAAACTCTAGAGGAGAATATGCCATTGTTGATGAGGAGTTTTCCACAATTCCTAGAGAGGGATTCATTGGAGAAATCAGATGCAATTCAGAATCAGCAGTCATTGCAGCCCATAAATCATGCTTGCGGGCTCCTAATCTAATCAAGTACAGACCCATGCTAGATCTGGCAGAGTGCACAACTTCTCTTGTGGACCCTTTTACTGTGTTTAAAAGGGGAGCCTTACCACAAACAAGAAACGGGAAAACTTTTGCTGGGTCTATTGATAGGACCACTGTTCAAGCCATGAGCAATGCAGTAATCCAAGCAGAGATCACCTTAGTTCTGGATGGCTTTGATGTAGAGTTTGAGACGACAGTGGCCATCTGCTCAGCATCCTTTCTGAATATTAGTGGATGCTACTCATGCAATGAAGGGGCTCAAGTGTGTTTAAAGATAAAGTCCGACAAGCCAGGAGTATTCACTGCACACAATAAGGACATGTCAGTCAACTTTATGACTCATGTAACCCCAGGGACAGAAGAAGTCTGCAAAATATTGCACTTCAACCAGCCAGAAATAAGGGAATCCCTGCTCTACTCATGTGGCGGGGAGGAGAGTCCTGTCATCATTAAGGGAACTTTAATAGCTTACAACCCATTTGATGACAGAACAGAATCAGGAGGGAGCTCAACTATAGTCAACCCCAAGGGAGGAGACTGGGATATATTTGGGTGGGCGAGTGGTCTCTTTAGCTGGCTAGGAGGGCCAGTGAAAGCCATCTTGATGATTATAGGATATATCATCCTTGCCATTATCACAATAATAATCTTGCTTGCCCTTGGGAGAATGCTAATTTCACATTTAATTGAGCTAAGGAGATCTAAGAATAAGTAGTGAGTGTCCCTTAATTAGATAAACTATCATGGTGGGTGGGTGGGTGAAGCAGGGGCAATCAGTTCAGGATGTGAATGACTGTATTATTATTTCTTTGTAAGATTATTAGTTGATTGTGTTGTACCGGTCTTTGTGT